TTTGCAAGTTTTTCTTTTTCCTGCTCGCCTAGTATCTTTGTTTTGACAGGACCGTTAGCTGGGAAGATCTCTTTCATCACACGCGCAGAAAAATCCACGCATGCTTCAACCAGCATTGGATGTACTACTTTGTTTGCACCGGTGAACTGTGCGCCACCAGGTGCATCATCGCCAAGACCTGTTCTGCGCAAACCTTCTTCGTATTGCTTGTCGCGTTTTTCGCGTGCTTCTTTATCGCGATCAATCTTTTCTAGCAGATCCTCAATCATGTCAGACAAGTCTGACTGATCTACTTCATCGATGATGTTAGCAAAATGCGCTGACTGTTCTTTTTCGTCTTTTTCGTTTTTGAGTTTAAGGATAGCACCGCCATCCTCTGTGTCTTCAACGTCAGATTCTTCGTCAGGATCAAACTCTACGTCTTCACCTTCCAACTCGTCTTCATCATCAATGTAATCGTCTTCAATTTTTTTAGCCATGCTTTGCCTCTCTTATTGATGTGGGTATCTTACCACTTTTTAGTGGTTGCGAATGTGTGGTTATCTGGATAGACACAGCAGCCGGTTCTTCTTCTTCTTGCTCATCCTCCATGCTGTCCATAAATGCTTTCATGATTTGCTCAATCGCATCGTTATGAAGCACGTCAACAATACCACCGTGTGCGTATAAGTCTTCTTCTGTTGCAAAGATGGGTTTGCCTTCTGATAAGCGTTGATGTGCATGGTCAATGGCTTTATGCACAATACTGCGTGGCATGTCTTCACCTTCTTGCAAATGAAGAATAAGACGAATCTCGTCAGGTGTTAGCGTAGGCACCAGCGTTGGTACGTCCATTTCTTCACCATTGATAGGCACACCAATTGAGTATTCAGTCATCACGCCTGTACCGTCTGGACGTTCAAGCTCTCCGAAATAGCCAAGACCTTTCTTTGTTTTGTCTGGTCTGTTGCCATAGCCATAGTCACTTTCTTCGTACTTGTCGTGCAATGCTTTAACTTCACCGCCTTTTGCATAGCCAAGATTTCTAAGTACCTTATCGGTAATAATTCCGCCATAAGGTTTCATTTGTAATGCGCGAATATCTCTTGTTCTTGGATTTTTTAAATCCATTAAACCACGATACTCTGCAATATCTGGCATTAGTTCATATGCACTTATATCTCTATCAAGCATACCTAATCCTTGACCGGGAACACCTTTAGGATATGCACGATGTCCAGACTCTTGAATAATAGGATTGCCAACAAATATTTGACCAACATTTTGTAAACCGGTATCGGGTGCTAAAAGTTGGCTAGGATCAGCAACAGCAAGTCTAGCTTCGCCAATGCTAATCCCACCAGCGTTTCTGTATTTTGTATCAAGATGATTTTTTAATTCTTTTCTAACTTTATCGGGTGTATTTCTAAATTGATCTATACCTTCTTCAGATTCAATCCCTTTAAAGTCTGGAATAAAATCTTTAATGCTTTTATTAACGGCACGTTTCTCTTTCTTGTTCATATTAGCGTTCATGTACTTAAGCATTGTTTCGCCTGTCATGTTCGCATAATCTCCGCCCGTTGGAGCCATTCGCCAAGGCATATAAAGTGGATCAAGACCGCCCGTTCTTGCGCTTAATTCTTTGCCATATTTCATAATGGCGTTAACTGGATCTTTCCCTGATGCCCATACTTGGCCTGGATTATTAAACATATAATCTTGACCGCCTTGTAAATCAACATCAACTGGACGATCATTAATGTAATGTAGCTTTCCAACATTAGTACGATCTGACATAGAAGTTACAAACGGATAGCCTTCATAATTTGCAAGACTAATAATGCGTTTTTCATTTTCTGGACGTGACAACTGCAACATCATGTTTTGCAGTTTTTCTTGCTCTAATTTTCTATCATCAAAACGCAAGTCATAACCTAAATCACCAATTCGTAATTTATGAATTGTACCAAGCACACCACCCGCAGACTCTGGCGCAAACGGCATGGCACCTGTCTGCGCTAGACCGGCAAACTCCATACCTGCTTCAGCTTTTTGTGCATCAGTTCTGAATATTGGATGCTCCATTGCGTATAGCGGATAACTTTCTTCGTCATAACCAGCATCTTTAGCGGCTGCAAGTTCTGCATCTGTTAGCTGGTCTGTTGCAATTGCATACATATCGTTTAAATGTTGCCCGTAACGCTTTGCCGCTTCAATTGGATGATGTATTGTTGATGCAATGACAGAATCGTTTGGTCCGAAGTTACTACGTTCGTATGCTTTTTTTAGTCTAGCTAAGTCGTCTGCATAACCTTCATCATCCTGCGCGTCAACTTCACCACCTTCAGCGTAACCTTTTTTTAAATACTTGTTGTATCGTGCATCAAGTGCTTTTAATGCTTTAGCATCAGTAAACTGTTCGTATTGTTTTAACAAATCATCAAGCTCTCTATCTTTAGCACTTTTTAACATGTGAAAGTATTCATTCTTACCAGCGGTGCTGTTAATTACTCGTGCTAATTCTTCTGGATTGTCAACATTACGACTTAAATATTCATGAAATCTTGGCAAGTCTTCAATCCCAAGACCCGATGAAAAGTTGGCTGCCTTTACTTCTGCATCAGATATAGGTTTATTAACTTTCATATCACCACTAATTAACCACTCACCCGTCATGTTTGGACTAGTCTTGTATCGATAAAAACCACCAAACGGTATTTGATCTGTAATATGTGCTTCTTTAGGAATTAATATGCCTTTTTTATTTATACCACGCTCATTAGCTAGCGTTTGCCAATCCACATCTGCTGGAAATTCAACTTCTGCCCATTGATGCTCAAATGGTCTATATACAGGAGGTTTTCCGCCTTTACCAATATGTGTTGCAATAGGAACATCACCAGCATGCCAACCAGGTCTATACGCTAAAGGTCCAAGTATTGATTTAACTTTATATGCATTTTGAGTTGCCGGTGCGCCTGCTTCAGCCGCAACCCATTCATTCATTGGCACAGGTTTATCTGCATTTACAAACAATGGGTAAAGCGTATTTGGATCATTTTCTTTTGTTCTAAATAATTTATAAGCGTTGACAGTTTTTTCTGGTGCGCCTATAGATAATGCCATTGGATTTAAATGTTCAATCAAATAATCTGGATCGCGCATTTGTTCGATTGTTGGCACGGTGTCTTCTAATGCAGTTTTTGTTGCATCAAAAAACTTAGTTGCATTTGGATAAGCACGCTTTAGTTGCTCTAAGTCTGCTGCATAATCGCCACCGCCAGCCAACTCATCCAGTTTAGACATAATGCTATCATCTGATAAATCCACTTCCCCTCCTTCTGCCCACTTAACCTTGTCTGCCCAGTACGCGGCACTGCTCTTACCTTTTGCAATGTTCTTTGCATGACGTGCCTTGAATGATTCACGCTTTGCTGTCATGCGATCTGACTCACCTTCTTTTGGCTTGCCTGCTGTTTCAGCACCTTGCTCACCAAAGCGAATGATATTCTCTTTGCCATCAACCATTGTTTTCACAATGTGTGACTTGGTTGGATGGTTTGGCGTGCGTTGTGGTTTGTTTAATTCCATGCTGTCTTTGTCTACTCTGCCGCCTTGTGCGTAGCCTTGATCATCATTAGATAATTTCTGACGCAATGCTTCACGTTTATCATACGCCCAATCATACCAATCACTTCCAGTTTTGAAGTCTACGCCTTTAGGCATGCGCTTGGTTTTCATGTACGCACTCATTTGCTTTTCAAGATCATTCAAACGATCTTCATTAGTAAGTGGTTTTACTTTGTTCATGTTGCGCGTAACAACACGCGGCACTTCATCACTGTACGTCACAAAGTTACGCACGCCTTCTGGATCAGCAACCTTTGCTTTTTCACCCATGTAAGTTGTGCCTGGTATTCCTAACTCATAAAGTTTTTGTGCGCCTTCTTTACCATAGCCAAATCGTTGCAAAATAGAGCTGCCTTTTTCAACAGGATCATAATCTAAACCTTCTGGATGATAGATGTCTGGATCATGGCTTTGCAGAATGTTTCTGACGTAATCACTTTGCTCAGAAAGTGGTTTGTCGTAATCAAGAAAATGCTCGATTGACATAGGATCAACTGCTTCGCGCTCTTTTGGAAACTCCATTGACACTTCATACAAGTGTGAGCCTTTTTGCTTTTTGTATAAGTTTTCGCCAATCTTTTGCGCTGGCAATCGTTTTGGCAAGTCTTCTGGATAATCCGCATACGATTCTTTAAGATAGTCTGCAACTTCATTTGGACGCTCGTGCATCATGTAGCGTTCATACACTTCCATTGACGGATAATCTTGGCGACGCTCTGCTTGACTGTACAAATTCATCAATTGCTCATCCATCCAGTCATCTTGTGGTGAATAAGTAGTGGCGACATAAGGATCTTCGGTAATGTAGTTACCCCAACCATAAGCCTGCCCACCTTCACCCGTTCCCATGTGTGCTGTGTCAAACTCTTTAAACTTGTGCGGTGATCCGTGATAGCCTTTGATTGCTAATGACGGCCCATTACCCTCATACTTATAAATCAAGTCCTCTAATGGAATATCAGACAGTTTGCCACCAGCAAGTGGATAGTTTTCACGACGTTGCGCCATGTCCATATCAAGACGATCTTGTGTTGCTCTTGCTTGTGCTTCGCCTGTTAGACGATTATATAACCTAAGTTTTGGTGCTTGATTATTTTCAATATTGCTGATTTCATCATTAAGTTTGTCACGCTCTGCAACAATTTGTTTATGGCGCAAAACATTTGCCGCATACTCGTCTTCATTGGTAATTGTGTCACGCAATTTTCCATTTTCAGTAAGTGAAGTATTTAACGCTTTTAATTTTGGCGATAAATGGTTTTCAATGTAAAAAGATGCAGCAGATCCTAAATCACCACCTTGACCCCATCCTTCTTTATCTTGAATGGCGTGTTGCAATTCGTGCATAGCTGTTGATTTATCAATAGCATCATCAACCATACCAACGCCAATAATATCATCTCCAAAAAAACCACCTTTTCTTTCTGGCGATACATTCATCATAAGGCGACGATTGTTATCACCAAAATCAATCATGCCATGATACGCATTATGTAATTCTGGATGAGATAAAAATGCTGATACTGGATCCATTATTCTTTCACCTCGTCGCAAATCTTCAGAATTTGCCCATGACCATTTATCTTTTGGTATGGCTTGCGCATCCTTATCACTAATCTCACTAAACAAAGTTTTATCCGGCATACGACCAATCAAATGCTCGCGCCACACTTCTGCTGGATCTGCGCCTTCATCTAATTTCTTAGCGGCTAATTCAGCAGCTACTTTGTCCCAGTTTCTTGATTTAGGTCCAATGAATGATAATCCTGCTGGCAAACCTTCCGTTGCCTTAACACCTGGTGCCAATGTTGTCAGTGCATCAGCAAGTGACTGCGCACGACCACGTTTAAACTGTGGTACGTTGCTCATCTCTGGTATCTGCATTGGTGCATTGCCATAAGACCAGTTTTCAATCTCCTCTGGTGTTTTGCCCATGAGTAAATCACCAGCACCTACGCCACCGGCTAGTGGCACCCAACTTGGTACTTTGTATTCATTGCCAATGTCACGCGCACTGCCGAGCATCTCGGCAAGTTTGCCAAGGTTCTCGTTTTGGTCTTGTGCTTTCATTACACCATATCTGCTTGCTAAATCTTTTAAGTCTGCCATGTCTACACCGCGTAAGGATTGATTCTCGGTTTCGCTTTGCTTGGCACATCGTCATAGTCTTTGGCTTCAGGTAGCTCAAACCATCTATCGTTCTTGAAATAGATGATGGCTTGCGTGAAGGTATCAACATAGTCGTCATGCTCGGCAACGGGAAACTTAGCGAGTTGTTTTAAAAATGCAGCCGCCCAACTAACGGGTTGACCACGATTCTTCTTCGACTCTGGTATCCACAACAATCCTAGCTCAAGTGTAGGTGCAGCTTGGTGTGCGCGTGAAATCTTGTCTGCTCTGTCAGGATTATAACCCACAGCAGGAACTTTCGCCAATCGCAGATCCTGCAAGAGTGACTGACCACTTGCCTTCGCTTCGACCAAGATACGATCAGGACGACGTGCGCGTGAATGCGGTGACTCCTTTGACATCCCACCGTACTCTGTACCCCAATCTTTGATGGCTTTAGCACGCAAATCTGGGTAGCTGAGATGTTCATCCCATGCATCAATGAGCATCGCGTTGTGCAACCCTTCGTGCGTAAAAATTGCCCACACAGTGCAAGCAGTAGGATCGCCTGTTGTCTTCTCTGTGAAAGCGCAGTCGTATGATTGTAGGATGTACTCGAAAGGAGGCAGACCATCATCGGCTGACCATAAGCCAAAGTGTTTGGTCTTGAGGATACCACCAGACACTGGCGCAGGATCCTGTTGAAGTTGTCCTGCTGTACCATAAGTGCCGAGCAATTGCTTAAGCATGGTGATTTCTTTTACGCCAAACCGATCAGGACAAATCAAGTCCCCTTTCTTTGTGCGTGGATCATATTCACCAAGGATGGTCTTGCGTCGCTTGCCATCGTACTCAGCAGGAATACAGATATGCTCCCACCCTTTGATGTCATTTAAGATATGACCGCTGATGTCACGCTCGTGCAGACGTTGCATGACCGTCACCATCGCATCGGTTTTTGGATTATTAAGACGTGTTGACCACACCATGTCGAACCATTCGAGATCAGACTCGCGCATCGCCTCAGACTGAGCTGCCTGCGCACCGTGAGGATCATCCAGTATCAACCGCGAACCACCCTCACCAGTAGCTGTACCACCAACAGACGTTGCGAGTCGATAACCTGTCTTGTCATTCTCAAAGCGTTGCTTGGCGTTCTGATCGCCAGCAAACTTGAACATATGGCCCCAGCGTTCTTGATACCAGGGTGACTGTAGCAATCGTCGTGTCTTCAAGTTGTCGCGTGTTGACAGCGTGCCAGAGTATGACGCGCATAGGAACTTCTGCGCAGGATCTGTGATCCACTCCCATGCAGGCCACATCACTGACACAATCGTTGATTTAGAATGACGCGGAGGAATGTTGATTAGCAGTCGATGTATCTCGCCAGCACTGACTGCTTCAAGATGCTCGCAGATCTCCTCGATGTGCCATGACTCCATAAACGGAATGCCAGGCTCAACCACATGCCATGACTGTTTAACAAATTCGTATAAAGATGCCGAAGCCGCGCGTCGTGCCTTCTCAGCCTTAACCTTTTCGAGCAGTGTCACGCACTCGCCTTTTGAAGTAGCGCATGCATCGTATCCAGTTCATCATCGCTCAACCCTTTAAAGTCACCAGCGGTTTGTTGCGTGTTGTTGATCTGAATGGCGGTATCAATATCTTTGCCGAGAATCGTTTCCTTTCCTTTTTGCAGTGCAGTTTGTGCTGCGCTATGCTCTTGAATGGTCAAAGTTTCATCCACTTTTCGCATCATTGTTGATAAGTTTTTCATCGTTGAACGCTTGAAGAACTCTAAATGCTTAAGCCTATCATCAATTTCATGTTCAACAATGTCTTTTGCTGTTGAAGTTAAAGTTGAAATTTCTGACTGAACCCGCACAGAATCTATCACAAGGTGTTGAAGTTTTTGTTTTTCCCATCCTTCTGCCTTTGCTCTTTTTGAGATTGTCGCACGATCAATACCCAGCTCATTTTGAATTTCGGTTAAGCTCTTGCCGATCTCAAAAAGCACCTGCGCTTTGCTCCAGTCCTCTATAGTTGCCCTTTTTGCCATCTGCCACCTCTCGATTGCACTAAAAATAAATCCATAAGTAAAGCACCCTAAAATTCAAAAGGACGCTTAACTTATAAAGTTAGGTGACGTACACAGTGTGCAGCTATGTACGTCGTGGAGTAACTCGGAAATGCAACTAACCGATTGATAGTTTCCACACTATCACTAAAAGCACTGTTTACTACCCCATGACAATCAGTTCTAATCTGCCCTATGTCATTAGTAGACTACCGTTACCAGTAGCCGTAACCCGTGTGGATCGCGTAGCTAGTGCGACTTATCCACTTTAAAGGCTGCAAGGTTGCGAATTGCGGTACGCTACAAGCAATGCTTTTAGTGATAGCAAAAACCACCACGTCATTGATGCAAACAACGTGGTGTAAAAACTCCCATTTAATCAATTCCAAACTTCCTACGGTACAAGATTGATTAAGCGGGCGACTAAACAAGGATCTGATAGTTGCCGGTGCTGAACTCCGGCTTAGTGTTATTTGGTGGTGTACTTTCAACCACTCCCAAGTTTCCTATTTGCACCGACGTGCCATTACCGCTGTGCATCAGCCTGCACATTAACTATCAATAAAACAACATGGTGTAGCTGATTAGACTCTCTTAGCGCACGTTATCATCGTGACAAAACCATATTGTTTTATTGATAGTGCTTGTCTTTCCAAGCTGTCAACATAATTAAACCCAAGCCACAAACCAGCCATTGATAAATCGCCAAAAATAAAAATACTGGCTTGTGGTGGGCATAAACTTATTCTTCGTCTTCGGGATGCTCTGGTGCTACTCTTTGAGCAATCATACTATCTGCAATAATATATGCAAGATTTGAAACGCTTTCAATCGCCACATATTCCCTACCTGCCAATAATCCTTCCATCGCATGTGCCGCAAAAATATCTCTTAGATCCATTATCTTTCCCCATAAAAAAAACCGTCTTTCTAATCTGGTGAAAGTTGCCGTGAATGATAGCGGCTCAGATTATAAATTCGGTTTTGTTTAATCATTCATCTTTTAGCAGGTCTTTCACAACCTAGAAAAAATTATATCACAAACAGAAAAAATGTTCCCATCTACATTCCCTTCCCATTCCCGTTCCCGTCCTCCCACTCCCTAAAGGGAGTGTGGGACGGGCGGGACTATAATGGGCGACTGTCCCGAATCCCGTTTGGGACGAGTCGGGAATCACGGGACATCTTTGTTTAACCAATAATACCCAGCATCATGTCGTACAAGCTCTTGTTTTACAAGGTCTTTTAGTCCTTCGTTGAAGCGATTGGAGTTTGACTTGCTGTTATTCCCTTTGATTTCCTCATAAGCAAATGGTCGCCACTCATCAATTGACACCACATATTCCCTCTCACCCAAAAGTGTGCGCCCATCACCCAGTTTTTGCGTTGCAGAAATAGCTTTTTTTAGACCGTCCAAACATTTTTGGGACGATGGTTTCAATGTGGTTTCTTCTTGGGCGACACCAACATATTCTAAATAAACACCATCAATTTGCTCTTGCAAGTAATCATCATAAAAACATTCCCCTTCCAGCGGCACAATCTTCAAACCAAATTCCATATTGCTACCTGCCGCAAAGTCTTTCGACTTGGTGCAGGAGAACGTCACTTCCATCTTGGATTTCTTTGTCATGCAAAACTCTGCATCCATACCGGCTTTAATTGCACTGCTACCACGCGCACGACCTTTATCGCCATGACCACTATGGTGAACTGTCACAATTGCGCTGGCGTACTTCTTTGTGAGCATTTCGATGTTGGATAAATACATTGCCATGTCTTCACTGGAGTTCTCGTCACCATGCATGTTTCTGTGCAATGTATCAATAAAAATGGCGTAGGGTTCTTGATCGGTAATCTCGGCAATGATCTGGATGATTTGTTGCACCGCATCTGCACTCAACATGTTCACGGATTTTGTGCTAAAATAGATGTTATCTGGATCACGACTGTATTTCTGTTTTAGTGCTTGCATACGCATAGCTAAACCACGATGACCTTCACCCGCGATGTAGATGACTAGACCCTTCTTCGTCATTCGTCCGTGCCAAGATATGCCTGTGCCAATACAAAACGCCCAGTCTAAAGCAACTAAAGATTTACACGCGCCAGATTCCCCAAACAAGAGTGTGCTGGATCCTCGTTCCAGCACATCCTTTATCACCCAATCGGCTGGCTTCATCTTAGCCATTAATTCCTGCACAGACACAAACAACTCTTGTTTGCGTCCACATATCAGCTTGTGTACCGAGTCCAAGCCATTGTTAATTGCCATGTCGTTGAAGTCTTCACCCACGACTGGTGGATACAGCACGTCAACCCCACACTTCTTGGCTTTCTCAACGCCAACACCCGACACATCATTGTCAGCGCAGATAATCACCCGACCTTTATATTCTTTTCGGATCATGTCGCACACTGGTTTGAGATTTCCGGCATTGAACGCAACGACTACGCAGTGACCGGTTGCTTCATGCAGTGTCATACCTGTTGCAAAACCTTCTGCGATCAAAACGGTGTCGCCCAGATTTCCAATGACATAGTAACCACCCTGCATCTTTCCACCGGTATAAAAACGCTTTTCACCGTCTGCTGCAATAAATTGCAATGATTGGATCTGCTCGTCTGCGCCATATACAGGTACAACAAGACGATCTGCATACAAACGCAAACCAGAATCAACCTTGATGTTCTTGCGTGTTAAGTAATCATGGCTTTCAAGTGCGGGTAACTTGGCGTAAAGCTCTTGTGCATTAAAAGCCGCAGATGCGTAAGCAAAGTCACGCTCCTCCTTGGCTTTCTTTAGTGCTTCTTCGCGATCATAATCGCTCGCTGATGCTTGACCGTTTAAAAACCAATAGTGAACCTCACCCGATTTCCAATCGCCAAATGCTGCGCCTTTACCATCAGCGAACATGGATACCCATCCCGACTTGTCCTTGCCAGTCGTCTGGAATCTTGTGATGGCTGAGTTCTTTATATATGGCGGAGGATTAAATCCAACCGCACGGATTGCATCGAGTAATTCTTGACTCATAACGATTCCAAGTAGTCTGAAAGTTTTTTGATCATGTCGTAAGTAGTACGCTTTTCAATGTCATGGATAAAGCGATGTAGCGTCAAACGCGATATGTCGGTTGAGCGTGCAACTTCACTCACATTCATGGGTTTTAGTTTGTTTTTAATCTCGTCTGGTGTAAGCATTGTCATTTCCTTTTGTTCAAGTTATAAAAAAATATGTTGACATTATAAACAGCGTGCGGATAATAGCAACCTCGGTAAAGATATTTTTTTTAATTCCCAATGTGGAGATACAACAATGAGCTTACTTAATAGCATTACAAAACCCGTAAACAAATATCGTTTGTTTACTATTTATGGCGGTGCTGGCACAGGCAAAACGTCTTTGGCTAATACGTTTCCTGCGCCAATTTTTATTAGAGCTGAAGATGGCTTGTCTTCAATTCCTGCTGATGCAATGCCAGACGCATTTCCAATCTTAGAAACTGGAAGCGACATTTACAATCAACTTTTAGCGTTGATTAAAGAAGATCACCAATACAAAACATTGGTAATTGACTCAGTAAGCAAACTGGATCGTTTGTTTATTGATGACATTACAAAAGGCGACAACAACGCTAAAGCACTTGCCACAGCATTAGGTGGTTATGGTGCTGGTTATCAAGCTCTTGGCTCTATGCACGGACGTGTGCGTAAAGCCTGCCAAGTTTTAACGGACAAAAAAGACATGAACATTGTGTTTTTGTCACACGCTGAACTTAACACAATAAGTCTACCAGATGCGGATCAATATCAGCAATTTGGTATGAAAATGGAAAAAAAATCGCAAAGTCATTACATCGATGATGTGGACTTTGTTGGCTATCTGCGTCTTGAAACTTTTGTTATGACCGATGAAAAGAAAAAAACAAAGGCAACAAGTAGCGGTGAGCGCATTATCCAATGCACAAGCCAAGCGTCATCTGTTAGCAAAAACCGTATGGGTTTAGTTGATGACATTTTTGTACAGTATGGCGTTAATCCTTTAGCGCAATTTATTAATCAAGCAGGAGTATAACAATGAGTTTTTGGACAACAAGCGAAGGCAAGTCAGCGGCAACAGAAGCAACTGGAAAATTTGAGGCATCATCAAGCTATGAGCTTATTCCAGATGGCACAACAGCGATGGCAATCATTACTAAACCATCAATTGAGCAGTTTCAAGGTGATGAGTACATCAATGTCGAGTGGACTATTGTTAAACCCGACGCATTTAAAAATCGCAAAATATTTCAAAAAGTGCGCGTTTGGGATAACAATCCAAAAAAAGCAGACAAAGCAAAATCGATGCTTGCAAACATCGACAAGAACGCTGGCGGTAAGTTGGCAAAACTGGATAAAGATCCAACCAATGAAACACTTCAAGTGTTAACTGGTAAAACCATGCTGATTAAGATTCTTATCTGGAGTATTGATGACAAGACGGGCAATTACATTGGCGCAGTATCACCACGCACAACAGAAGAACCTGCACCAGCTCCTGCACCTAAAGTTGTAGCAGCACCAGTTGATGACGTGTTTGACGATTCGGACGTTCCTTTTTAATTAACCAATTTAACGCACAGGGACGTGCAACCACCAAAGGTAATCAACAATGATTGAACAAAGAACAGAAGAATGGTTTGCGTTAAGACGTGGACGTGTAACAGCATCATCAGTGGGTGCAATCCTTAACTTATCACCAAACCAAAAACGCAAAGATGTGATGCGTGCAATGGTGCGTGAATGGCACAATGCGGAAAAAGAGTTTAAAGGAAACAGTGCTACTGAGTACGGCACTTTTCATGAAGACATGGCAAAACTAGATTTTCAAATGGAAACTGGTAGCACGATTGAGGATACTGGATTTCATCCATTTGATGTGTGGCTAGGCGCATCACCCGATGGATTTGTTGGCGATCACTTGATTGAGATTAAATGCCCATTTAGTTTGCGCAATGCGACGGAACCTGCTTTTAAAACAATTGCAGAGCAACCGCATTACTATGCGCAGATTCAAATCCAATTGTTTGTAACGCGCAGAAAAACGTGCATCTTTTACCAATGGAGTCCGTTTACATCATCAACTGAAATGGTTGATTACGATGACATATGGATTAAAGAAAACCTGCCAAAACTTTTGGCATTCTACGAAGAATACTTAACAGAGCGTTACAACAATTCTGCTGTGCATCTTGCACCAAAACATGCAACGGTTGATGGCTTGGACGACAAGGTTAAATATTATTTTGAACTCAAGGCGCAGATCGCGTCGCTTGAAGAATTAGCCAAAACAACATTGCAAGAAATCGTGAATGGCTGTGATAATAAAGACAGTGAGATTGATGGTCACAAATTAACCAAAGTGGTTAAGAAGGGATCTGTTAGCTATGCTAAAGCCATCAAAGAATTATTGCCGAATGCAGATCTCACAGCTTTTACCGGTGAACCAACAGAGTATTGGAAGTTGTCATGAAACAAAAAATGCGCCCATACCAACAGCATGCGCACGATAAAGCGATTGCATGGGTACGCAAAAATGTGGAATCCTGCGTTCTTGAACTACCGACAGGCGCAGGAAAATCCATTATTGTTGCTGAGATTGCCAACACATTGCACCAGGTAAGCAAAGGCAAACATGTGCTGTGCATTGTTCCGAGCAAGGAATTGCTTGAACAAAATGCTGAAAAGATCCGCGCCACAGGAAATGAAGTGTCGTTGTTTTCTGCAAGTGTTGGTGAAACGTGCCTCAAACATCCATTAGTAGTTGGAACGCCTGTCAGCATCAAGAATCAAATCGAACGCTTTGGCAGTCAATTTTGTACAGTCATTATTGATGAATGCCATCGGATCACGCCAACCGTCATACATATCATTGAACAGCTACAGGTATTCAATGAGCGTCTGCGTGTCATTGGCTTGTCAGCGACACCGTATCGTATGAATACCGGCTACATTTACAAGTATGACGAGCGTAATGTGGCCTTGAACGAAAACAAGAGTCGTGAGCCGTACTTTCATAAATTGATTTACAAGGTCACAGCACGCGACTTGATAAGCCAAGGTTATTTGTGTCCACCTGTTGTGGGAGAGATCCACAGCGAACATTATGAAACGCGCGACATGCAACTAAACGGCATGGGTAAGTTTTCAAAGGAAGACGTTGATCGTGCATATCACGGCAAAGGTAGATTGACTTCAAAGATTGTGGCGGATGTGATTGCACAATCAAAAAACCGAGAAGGTGTGATTATTTTTGCAGCGACAGTACAACACGCTGGTGAGATCATGCAGTCACTACCACCAGAATTGTCTGAGATTGTCACTGGATCCACACCTGCTGGTTTGCGTGAAGTTATTTTGCTCAAGTTCAAAGCCAAGATTATTAAATACCTGGTAAACGTCGCTGTGCTTACCACAGGTTTTGACGCACCACACTGTGACGTGATTGCACTTCTACGCGCTACCGAGTCAGCCGCACTTCTACAGCAAATGATTGGACGAGGTTTGCGTCTAAGCGACGGAAAAGAAGATTGCTTAGTCTTAGACTACGCAGAAAATGTTGATCGTCATTCACCCGACGGTGACGTTTTTAATCCAAACATAAAAACAATTAACAGCGTGGAGTTTGACGGTGAATATCTGATTGCGCGTTGTGAGAAATGCGGAACACTAAATGAGTTTAAACCCAGAGATAACGACGCTGGTTTTGGCATAGATGACAACGGCTATTTTGTCGATTTGCAAGGCAATCGAATTGTAACGGAGTATGGATTTTTTCCTGCGCATTACGGCAGAGCTTGCCAGTCAGATTACTGCGACTATAAATGGAGTTGCAAACCATGTCATGAATGTGGTGAAGGTAACGACATCACGGCACGGTATTGCAGATCGTGCAAAGAGGAGTTGATTGATCCCAATGAAAAGTTAGTGCGTGAATATCGTAAACGAAAGAGTGATCCATATCAATCACATACCGATGAAGTGCTTGATATGAAAGTTAAGCCAACCATTAGCAAAGCAGGTAACGAGTGTTTGCGAGTTGAATTTACGACTGCATGGCGAACGTTTACCGTTTTTTTTACGCCAAAAATTACGCGCGACTACAACAGTTTTATTGCTGTTACGCTTAATGGCAAAGTAAAGCCAGCCACAGTCACTTATCAAAAAGTGGGCGACTTCTACAAAATATACAATTACAACTTAGGATTTAGAAAAGATGAAATTCCCCCCTTGGCTTAAAGTATATGGCAACACAGCTTATCGTGGTGACTGTCCAAGCGAAACGCTCGAAGCAATTACGTTTTTTGCACAATTGCGACGTGAATACCCAGACACCTATGGAGTAATTGCAACGCACATCAGAAACGAAGGCAAGCGATCCTGGGAGCAGGTAGCACGACAGAAAGCCGAAGGGATGACCAAAGGCGCACCAGACATTATTATTCCAACCCGCAGAGCGTTTGTTTGCGAGATGAAACGGCAGGATCACACCAAGTCAAAGTGGCAACCGATGCAACTTGAATATCTAAAAACCGCACACGATGCCGGTGCGTTTGTTTGTGTTGCACTGGGATATGACGCGGCTTACAGCGCATTCCTAGATTCTATTGTTTAAAATATAAAAAAATATGTTTACTTCGTGAACAGGTATGCTATTATTTAACCACGCTTTCAAGAAGGCGAAACAATAATAAAATAACTAAATCGGAGTAATAATCATGAAAGTAAACGTAAGAATTGAATACAAAAGCGGAAAAATTGAAATTTGCGAAATTGCAATAAACCAAATTTCAAGTGTTCTTGAAATGCTTGCTAAAGAACAAAGATTGGTTTCATTTAAACTAATCTAATAACAAAAAAAACTGGGCGTAAACATGCGCCCAGTTCGCCCAACTTTTTAGGAGTAAACAACATGAACAAAAAACACACAACAGTATGCGGATTCGTTAACCAAAACGGATCTTTTCAGTGGGTTGCATTCCGCACCCACGCTCAAGCAATTGCATCTGGTGCAGTTGCGACTGTTAACACCATCAAACGCGATGGGCATCACTTTCCACGCAAAGCATCAGTGATGCTTGCTGCTATTGTGTAGGAGGTGTTATGTATGAACAAATCACTTTCCAAATTGTCACGCATGACAATTATGAATTGACCGCTGAGGTCAAAGTGTTAATAACTGGTAGCTTTAGAGAAGCTACATTTCATCACGAAGCAGAAGATGAAAGAGAAATCGATATTGAAAACATTGCCATCTTTGATGAAGATGGCGATCCAGTTAATAAGCCATCAGAAAGACTGCTCGACATTGTCGCAGAGCATATCGATGACAATTTTATTGAAATATATAATGGTGCTACCACCATTGACAATTTCCACTCAGATTACAAATTGCGTGATCTGATTTAACGAATACTCCTACCTCTGCCGCTAAGACGAGTGGCTTTTTTTGAGATACTAAGATGATTGAATTTATAAAGTTCCTAGACGACAGCAATGTTGCCTATTTGATTATGCTTGCGCTTTTTTTAGCGATGGCAAAACTCCATTCCAAAGCAATGGAAGAAAACACCAGGCTCCGTAAAATTTTAAAGAAGGCAATGAGATGATGAACCCAATAAACCAAATGATTGCAGAAGCAATCAACTCACAAGATCCAGCGCACAATGTGGCGTTGGTTTGCACAGAGATTGTGCGTGGACTTAGCTTCATTGCCCATGCCATTCCAGATAAGGATGAGCAGGAAGCGTTTATTGAAACAGTCAGCAAACAGATTCATGCAGAGCTGGAAATTCTTAATCAATCAACATCACAATTTGAGGCATAGTCATGAGCGCAACTCTTTTACTAACTTTATCATTTTTAACAGTCGATACCACAATCGACAAAAAAGGCCATACAACGCAAGTTGAACGCATTGCCTATACAACAACAACAATACCTTACGATAGCCGCCAGGCATGTGCTAATGCGCAACAGGAATGGCAGTTTGCTGTTGGTGCATATCAAATGAGCAAAAGACCGACAAGAATCATTACTGCTATCTGCAATGACAACGCAACGGGAGTGGTAGAATGAAAGACAACGCAATAATTTGGTGCTTAATTGCATCATTTGTAGCCGGTGGCTTGGTTGGATTTGTAGCAGTAGCAACTATGCATCGCCATTACTATGAAGTAATTAAAACCAGTATTGGTGAATTTATCATTCATGACAACAAGATTTACTCCGTGTATGAAATGGAACGTAATGTTCGTGGGGAGATGGTGACGCGATGACCAAAGATGAAGTTTATAGTCGCCTGCAAATGGCACAGAAAAACAAAAAGGAACTCAAAAAGGTTAAATTAGATCTTTTAAAAGAGATCCAGCAATTAAAATTAATGCTTCGTGCATTAGAGGAGGAGGAACAATGGGCGAATTGATTTTTTGGACAGGCATTGTGGTTATGATCGTCTGTTTTCTGGTGGAGTACGCTGATGGAGATTGATGATATGGCGGCTTTGTTTTTTTATGTTGGATGTTTATTTTTGGTGGGTTTATGGATGTGCCATTAGTAAAACCAGTTGAAGCGTTAACGCCAGTACAGAGTGAATGCAAGCACGATCACTGGCGTATTTATCAAAGTCGCGGTTATAGAGAATGCGACAAGTGCAAACTACAACGACCAATTTTTAATGTAGTGAAGCATCAAAGATGAACATTAGTCAAATATTTATCAACCTGTCGCCATTCCTACGCGACAGGTTTACGAGTGAAGTTTTTACTTTAGGTCTGGTGCATGAGTTAAACCATAAGCGTTTTGAAGCACATTGCAAACGACTCATGCGCCAGCACAATGGTGAAACCAGAAAGTTATACAAGGCACTAGCTAGGCTCAGTGCAACAGACAGAATACGTTTTTTTGATGTGGTAAGTGGAGTTTTTGATGGACAACAAAGAACTGACAGCGATTAAAGGCATTGTGAAGTACAGTGCTAAAACAGGAAATTTTTATCGTAACGAATCGGATTCACCGGCAAAGTTAGTGACTAAAAACAAGCATGCATTGATAGCACTTCGTAAAGCTGATTTTCATAATATGTACTCGGCATGGAAGATCGCTATTTATATGTCACATGGATATTGGCCAGACGAGGGTGATACTTGTGAATACGTTGATGGCGATGCAAAAAACTTAAGCCTAAACAATCTGCGCGTGATTCATTTTGGTGATGATGAAACCACTGTGATGGATTACTGTATTGATAACCAGCTTGAGTATCGTCATGTATCCATAAAGATGCGTAAAGAAAAAAGGATCCGAAGAAGCGTTGGTGGTATGTCGTATTGGTTTTACAAAAAAGCAGACTTTGCACACCAGTGTAAGGATTTAAAGCAAATTAATTTTGAACAAGTAAAAAAGCCTGGCATGGGCAGACGTAAAAATCAGCACTTCAGAGAATTTTTAAGCCGGCACATTTTGATGCCAACCAGATGGGAGATGACTTTGTGTTAAAAATAGATAAAAAAATTGTTAGTTACAAGGTAGTTGATAAAGAAGACGTGCCAGCAATCATACAAACCATGCACGAAAACTTAGTGCGACCAAACTGCTTGACTGGTACAACTTATAAAATTAAAACGCCACAATCCGATCATGCGCTTTACATAACCATCAATGATATGGTGCTTGATGGCGTTCACCATCCCTACGAAATGTTTATTAACTCGAAGAACATGGATCATTTCCAATGGGTTTTGGCAATGACTCGGTTAGTGTCTGCTGTATGGCGCAAAGGTGGTGATTCTACGTTTCTTGTGGAAGAACTCAAGAATGTGTTTGACCCAAAGGGTGGCTACTATAAACGTGGTGGTGTGTATATGCCATCGCTTGTCGCTGAGATTGGGAGTGTGATTGAGCAACATTTAATAGCAACTGGTGTTATTAAAGTTGAAGTGGACGAACACATGGAAAAGTTTATCAAAGCAAAGCGTGAAGAAGTAATGGGCAGTGAAGAAACTGGGTACCCTGCTAATGCAACCATGTGTGTTGAGTGTAATACGAAAGCTACAGTAATGATGGACAACTGCAAAGTCTGTTTATGTTGCGGCAGCTCTAAATGCAATTGAGAGGTGGATTATGAGTCTTGAATCATATTTATATCAGAATTATATTGACGAGTTGGTGAATATCTTTGAAGAAGTCTTGGATTCGTGGCAAGCTGGTGAGTCAATAGAGGAAGCTAAACAAATTTATGATAAAGCACGACAAATGCTACCTAAAGATAGAGGATGATTTATGAGAGTACGCCAAAAAGGATTCAATCGAAACGATGAGAAATGGCGCAGCTTTCAATACGCGATGTTTATTAGAGATATTAATATGACGCACATATTTATAAAAGAACGCCCTCATAAAGTCCATGCTGTGCTAAAAAGAATAGGAGCAATAAAATGGTAAATGATTTATACGAAGAAGAATTAGGAAAAGTGATTGGTCAGCGCAATGAACTGGTTACAGTTTTAAGAGGTATCTGTAATGCGTATTACAATGATGACTACGATTTATGCTATTCGAGAATCGAAGATGCTGATAATGTTTTGGAAAAGTATGAGGAGGAAGACGATGAGCATTCCGAGATATGAAAAAACTAAAGTTAAAAAGCGTTTAAAAACTAGATTTCAAAGGCAATTAGATAGCCCATTGTTAAAACTGAGAAATTGTCGTCCAGCTAATGTGGACTTTATTTTAAACAGATATGACTACAGAGATTACAGATGAGTAAAGAACAAGCACTCCGCATCCTAAAATTATTATCTGGCTTAGAGATGTACGTTTTTATGCAAAGTGACGTGCCCGATTATCATAGCGATGAGCTGATTACGATTATTAATGAGCTAACTGATATTGTGCTGGATAAGCCAATTAAAACAGCGAGTAAATACAGCGGAGCTGAATACACCAATCCGCACAAACACAATAATGGCTTATTTCAGAAAAATGATACTAAAAGCAAGGAAACAAAATGAAAATTGAAATTAAGAAGTTAGACCCAAAAGTAATTCTACCTGCTTACGAAACAGCAGGCGCAGCGGCTGTGGATTTACGCGCTAACATCACTAAAGCAATCAAGCTGGACTTAGGTGAAACGGCATTAATTCCAACAGGCATTGCCATCAACATCAATGACGACAATGTTGCTGCTGTCATCTTACCGCGCAGTGGTCTTGGGCATAATCACGGGATCAAACTCGGCAATAGTGTCGGTTTAATTGATAGCGATTACACTGGCGAGCTGAAAGTATCTGTAAAAAACACTGGCAGTGGTGTGTACAAGATTAATCCACAAGATCGTATTGCTCAAATGAAGTTTATTCCAATAGTGCGAGCAGAGTTTATAGAGGTAGAGGAGTTCAGCACGGTGACTGAACGTGGCGAGGGTGGTTTTGGGAGTACGGGAATATGAGTGAACTAAAGCAAGCTATGTTATGTATCTTATTCGCTATTATAATTTTTGCAGCACTCGCATACAGAGGATTACCCGCATGTTAACAACAACAGCCTATATTTTAATTATCGCTGTAACCACTCACGGTGAGCTTACACAATCAACAATCGAATTTGCAGACAAGGCATCATGCGAATCAGCGGCAGTTAGACAGGATTTTGCATTTAAAAATTTGCAGTTTGCAGGTAGATGGAATTTAACCTGTCACCCTTATCAACTCAGCGAGGTGAAACATGAGCCAAGCAAATAAAAAGTATGTGTGCATTTTAAAAGAGATCATAAACGCTGGTGATGTGGTTACAACACGAAACCATGAAGTGTACTCGCATGTGAATCTGCCCAATGTGACGTTTACGACAACACCATTAGTTACACTGCGCAAGACAGCATGGAAAAAAGCGTTGCGCGAGATGGAGTGGTTTTTGTCGGGCAAAGCTACTTGCCCAGATGAGTTGCTTGATTGGTGGGATGGTCAACTGGATGTTGAAAACCTTTTGCTTAATGGTTATGGTCAGCAACTTAGACACAGCATCTTTTTTAACTCAGAATATTATGAACACGATAATTTCGATCAAGTAAAATTCATTCAAGATGCTCTAAAAAACAATCCAAATAGCCGCAGGCTTGTGATGACAACATGGAATCCTGGTGAAATGGCAAATATTACCAAAGCAAACAACAATACCAACACACCGACGTGTTGCCATAGCATAATCGTGCAATTCTTCGTGCGTAACGGACGTTTGAGCATGAAGTCATATCAACGTAGCGCAGATATGCTCCTTGGCGTACCACACAACTGGATTCAATCCTGGGCGATGCTTCTGTGGTTTGCACATCATGCTGGACTTAAAGTTGGATCCATGACATGGATGTGGGGAGATGCGCATATTTATAATGAGCAGTCGCATATTGATACAGCAGAAACTATGATAAGTTTTTACACCGGAATGGATGAAGTAAAAATGGTTTACACGCCAACCAGTGAAGAATTTAAAGCATCAGACTTTACCATTGTTGGTGACATACCAGATCCGATTGTTACCACGCGACCTAAATTGCTTTAATGGCTAACAGTAGACTTTGCGAGATCTGCCATTTAGAAAAACCGGTGTTACTTTTTGCACGCGGTAGCGGTATTTGCAAAGTCTGCAATATATCGATTGGCGTGCAAGAAACAAATATGCGTAAAAAACGTGTATCAACATCAAAGATAAACAACAAAATGTGCAAAAAGTTTTTACAACAACACACAATCATGCCGAAAGGTTGGAAGATGACACTATTATGATTACACAACAAGAAAAGCAGATGTATTATGGATTCACAGGCGACTCAGTTCATACATCAACGGTAGAAACGGTGCATGGTCCAAAGCACTACCAAGGCGACGAATGTATTTTGGCGATGGAGAAAATGCTAGGCCATGACGAGTTTCGTGGATTCTTGCGCGGAAACATTTTCAAGTACATGTGGCGATACAAAGATAAAAATGGCATCGAGGATCTGCGCAAAGCCAATTGGTATCTGGATCGCTTAATTAAGTTTGAGAATTTTTAATGAATGAGTGGCTTTCAAAAGATCATCCAGAAACGACCATATTAACGCTTAACAAGGAGCAATGCGCCAAGTACATGGATTTGTTAAAATGGCTTGATGACAATCCAATGGATCCAATTAGCGTAAGCAATTTGGTATTAAGCAGGCGAGAGAGATGAAACCAAAAATTAAAAAGGTAGGCAATAAATGGCTTTGCTATACCAACTTTTCAGTAGTTGCCTGTGGTGATTCACCAGAGGCAGCCTATAACAAATGGATGGCATTAAATGATGGCATAAGAGATTTTGAAAGCATTAGAAGCATTAACAATTCTTGCTAAGATGTTGCGTGACATGTAAATAAAGAAGCCGCCTTTCAGCGGCTTTTTTTATTCTTCTTCTTCGTATGCATCTTGTGCGCTTTGCAGTTGATACATCATGTTGTTTAAATACTTTTGATCTATTCCAGCCGCATCTAATGCATTTTTATAAGCATTCAATCCTTTTTCACCATACCGTGCAGCTTTTCCAGTTGCAACCGCAGCTTCACCTACAAGTCTTGGCGATGATAACATTAAGTCTGCTATTGTTAATGGTACACCACCAGCTAAATATGCGCCTACAGATGTTGCTCCTGCTCTAGCAAGACCTCTTGGAGCATAAGGAGATAACGCTTGACCTGATAGCATGGGCAGTACGTTTTCTGCGCCATACGGCTCAAGTTCTCGCAATTTATCCATGCGTAATCCATACGAAGTATTAACGTTGTTGCGTGTTAATCCTTGCGCCTTGGTTAATTGTGTTTCATCTTTTGTATTAGGTTTTAGATTAAATGTTTTTTCAATGTCATCGGCTTCTCTGATTCTGCGTGCTTGATCGCGCATAAGTCCTGCATACGAATTAGACTGTTTTGATATTTCATCTTTAATAGCGTTTGATACGTTTGATGCCATCATAGTGGATGGATCTCTTGGATTGTTCCAATCTCCAAGCTCATGAATACCTTGTTTTAATGCATCAAAACCTGCTACATTTCTAAAATCTTTTCCACGAGGAACGCCTAGCAATCTCTGCATTGCTGTTGGCTGTTGCTCATCTTTCCAACGCTGCATTGCATCCATAATAGCATTGCGTTGCGTTTGTAAATTAGGATTCTTATCAAATCCATCATATTTTTTCATATTTAATGCACCACGCGCAGCTTGTTCAACAGGAACAAAATCAAGTGGATTATATCGATTAAATAAACGCTGTAATGATTCATTTTGGCGAATATCTTGCATCCCAGCCTGGTAATCTTTTGATGTCTTACCTCGCATATTTTTAAGAGATTGTTCCAAAATATCAACCGGCTCAGTAAGCGACGTGCCTTCTTCTTTGCGCATGTGTCGCATTAATGCATCTAATGGATCGCCACCACCATAACCAGCTTGGTATGCCTCGCGAATAGGCACATCACCTACACCGGTGTGCGTTCCTAATGCTGATGCAGTTAAATTGCTAATAGGCTCTTTTAGTTTTCCTACCGCTGCAAATGGTGCAACACTTGGATCTAAATTGGACAATGCGCTTAATGCTTTATTTTTTGTAAGCAGGCGTGCTGGTTGAATAAATGTTGCTAAATCCGCAGCGACTCTTGCAGGATGCGTAGCCAATGTTTTCTTAAAATTATCCATGCTGCCATATTCATCGGTTATTGCTTGAAATACGGCTTGCAGTTTTTCAGGATTTTTAGCGGTTTCTGGATTGAGTTTATACATCACATCAATCACCGGTTGTGGCAATACTTTTTGAACTGCCGCATTGCCTAAATCTAATGCGGCTTGTGTTGATTCAATTGGATGCAACAATGGTTCAACAGATGACTTTGCAACATCTATCACATCCATAGGTAAATTTCCTAACGCCTCTCTTGGAACATCAGACCATTTACGATTTTGGTCTTTTTCCATTTCGCCTTTTAGCTTATCAACTTTTTCATAAATCTTTAATGATAGTCCTTTATCGCCAAGATTATATGCTTCTTCAGCATCGTTAACTAAATCATCAATTTGGCTCATAGTTAATTACCTCCGTGCAATTTTCTTAACTGCTCAAGACGATCATTTTTATCAGCATTTTTATCTGTATTTAAATTTTCGCTAAATTTAGGACGATGTTTTTCTGGAACAACTTCTGTCATGCCTTTAATAGCTGTAACTCTGTTTCCAATTTTTTGCTTTATAACTTCGTCACTATCACCAGGTTGTGGAAAATACAGACGATTAGCTTCCGTAATTTCAAATGGTGAAATAACAGCACCAGATTCTTTTCTATTTACAGCCGTTATAAAATCGCGTTGTGCATTGCTAATTTGTTGAGTATTGCTGCTTAATTGACTGTTTACAATATCCCCAATAATAGGAACACCTTCTGTTGCACGTTGTGCTTTTATACCCATTGGAGAATAATCACCTATTTTGTCAACAATATCATGTGATCTAATCATACGTTGTGCAAATATATTTGCTTTTGATTGATCCTCAGTCAATGGTTTTTCTTGATTAGCACTGGCGGGTTTTTGTCCAAATGCTTCTGATTTTTTTACTAATACAGCTTCGCCAGTATTACGATCTATAATAGCAACGGGTGCTGATTCTGACTCTGGATGAAAAGGTGGTTGTCCTATTGCGCTTGAAGCATCAACAAATTGCGGTCCATTTGGCCCCATCACTTCTTTTAATGATGGTTGTGGTGGATTGCGTGTGCTTGTTAAATATTCACGCATTCTTGCCGCTTTTTCTGGCGATGCACCTGCTATTGCATCTGCAAATAATTCAGCTTGAGATTTTTTTGGAGCAACATTATAACGCGCAAGCATCGACCCTAAACTTTTCTCGTCTGCGCCATACAGCTCTGCGATGGCTTGACGTGATGACAACTGCTTTGCAATGTTCTCATTGTGTTGCTTACGCTCTGATGCACGACTTTCCGCCATTGCATTAGCAACATTCATCAATGGCTCACCAAAACCTTTTGTGGTAGATGGTGCTGCAAGAGCTGCTGCCAGCTTAAAGTACATCTCTGACTTGTCTTCGGGTTGCTGATTGATGAGATTTTTTTCAAGTGCATCACGAAGTAATGCACGTTGCGCCTCAGCAGTTTTGCGTGTTTCACTATATTGAGCGAACAATTGTTTTTGCATGTCTGGATTAAGTGAATAATTTGATGCCAAATCTTGAATCGTCGGCTGTTTATCCTCCATATCGATGTCGTTGACACCATAGTTTTCTGCTAAATCTTCAATATTTGCCATTACACTGCTCCACCGTATTTTTTATATAATCTGTCAATTTCTTTGCTCACCGCGCCACCTTTTGCTAAATCACTCATCATTGGCTGATTGCTAGAATCTCCCCATGAGCTAAAATCAAACATACCGCCTAAGTCATCATACCATGATGATCCACCACCTGCATCTGAACCAAAATCAAACATTCCACCTAAACTTCCCCATAAAGACGAATCACTTGATGAATCGTAGGTGCCATCAGGATATTGTCCGGGTTGCAGTGGGTATCCATTAGAATCGTATCCTGGAACATTGTATTGACCAAAAGTATTGTTTTTAACAAGCGCACCAGATGCATCGTAGTGAACATTAGCTGGTAGTGGATTATAAGTATCAAATGCAGATGATACGCTACCATATAAATCATCTAACCCTTGTGAAATTTTATCAAAGAAACTTGTATCGCTTCCAGATCCACCAGTTGACCCAAAATTATTATTTCCACTGGCTAATGGATAATAAATTGAACCCGTAAAGTCTTCAGGCAATTGTTCTTGATCATTAGTAAAGAAAGCACCAATAGATCCAACTGTGCCTTCAATACTGCCAATTAGATCATTATAGGTATCGGCAACATGTGATCCTATTGTATCAAAAAAATTGGTTGGTAGACTGTCCCGATTAAGTGTAATTGTTTCACCTATTGCATTGCCTTGAGAGTCAATTGGCGTGGCTGTAATAGGACCTGTATCATTTAAATTAACAGCAATTGAACGTGCATTGATGCCTAAATCTTGATTCCAAATATTGCTAACTTTGATTGAATCGTATGGACCAAGTCCACCAGTAAAGGATGATGCGCCAAGAACGCCAAGTGTTTGTAATAACTTTGCGGTTGTTGGATTTGCTGCTGCCCAGTGATTGTAATCATTATATTCGTTTGCTAATGCGTCATCGTAATTTGTACCATTTAATAAAGATTTAATTTCAGCAACTAATGGGATACCAAGTTTTAATGGAACTACACCTTCTACTAATGCATCAATGCCTGCATTTGTTGTGGGAAATAATTCTGAGCCAATCATTTTTCCATCTTGTAATGATCCGTTCATTTCAGCTTTATTAACTGCTTCATTAAATTGTTTTATAGAATTAGCATTATCTTTTGCAAAATTAACTGCTTTTGTTAATGCAGTATCCCCAAGATTATTATCTTTAGCGTATTTTTGAATTGCATCAGGGTTATTTATGTTATTTGTAATAACATCAGCAAATTTTTCAGTAACAGCATCAGTTGCTGGAACTTTAATGACTGCAAATGGCTCTGTAAAATTGCCATTAGAATCTTTAAATGGACCTAATTTTAAACTTTCTCCCCCTACTTCCAACAAATGACCTGAGTTAAGTGAGTTATTTAAATCTATATCAGATTTTTGTGTCGTATCACCATTGGCCCAATTCTTCATAAAATCTGGCACTAATGCACTAATATCAATTGACGCATCTTTTGAATAAATATCTCTAGCATAATCCAATGGATTCATTGGTGCCTGTCCTTGAATTACATTGCCCAAAGAATCCAATACATAAGCAGGGCCTGGCAACACCATTTTTGCAAAGTTACCAAGTGAATCCAGTAATGTTTGCTCTGTAAAATCCTTTAATTTTTCTTTTGGAATTGTAATAAACTCAATAGCAATTTCTTTAGCTTTTTCTGGTGTAATAGGATTTGGCTGATCTTTTGTTTGTTCAACAATTTTATTTGCTAGAGTTGCCGCCTCCGCAATTTGCTTTACTGCATCAACTGTTTGTGGTTGTGTTGTTGGTTGCGTAATTGGTGTTGTGCTGGTTAATCCACCAGAAGTATTTGGCACAACCGTACTTGGTGTTGTGTTTCCCGTAGAACCACTTGATCCTGTAGAACCTGTAGATCCAGAAGTATTAGCTAATCCATTAATAGCATCAGATGCGGCTTTAGATGCATCAGATAATCTTTTTGCCTCATCCGATTCGGCTTTGGCTGTATTGATAATATTGCCAATTTTTATACGCATTGCATTAGCTAATTCTGGGATATGATAAAACTCACGTTGTGTATCAACAGGATGTTTTGCCATATAATCGTTAAATTCTGCATCGCGCTCTGGTGAATTCCATTTTAATGCGCCTTTAATCGCGTTCTCACTAACATTATAGTGTTTGGCTAATTCACTAATAGTTGGGATTTTATTTGCAGGTAAATCTGTTGTTTTAAAAACATCCATCAAAGGATAAAGATTATTTAATGCATTTTGTGATTTTTCATTAAACAAAAGGTTTGGATCTCTTGCCGCCATGTAATCTGTAGCATCTTCAGGGCTCCATCCTTTTTCTGCCATTAATTGCGCTACTTTTACAACATTAAGAGGGATGTCATACTTAGCGGCAATATTTTCAATTGTTGGATTTGCTTTAGCTGCCTCATCTAATGCCTTTTGTTTTTCAATAGCAGCCGCTTGTGCTTTTTCTAATTTTGCCTTTTCTGCTTCTGCTTTAGCGGCTGCTGCCTGTGCTTTAGCGGCATCAGCTTTAGCCTTTGCCTCTGCTGCTGCTTGTTTTTTTGCTTCTGCATCTGCCGCTGCTTTTTCTTTAGCGGCTTGCGCGGCTGCCGCTTTAGCGTCTGATGCAGCTTTATCTGCTATAGCTTTTGCTTCCGCTTTTGCTTTAGCATCCGCTGCTGCCTTTGCTTTAGCCTCTGCTTTAGCATCCGATGCGGCTTTATCTGCCGCTACTTTTGCCGCTGCTGCTGACTTAGCAGCTTCCGCCTTTGCCTCTGCTGCCGCTTTATCGGCTGCGGCTTTAGCGGCTTTGTCGGTTTCTGCTTTAGCTTTAGCTTCAGCTAATTGTTGAGCTTTAGCATCAGCCGCTGCTTTTTTATCAGCCGCAATTTTTGCTGCCGCTGTTTCTTTTGCATCTTGTGCTGCTTGATCCGCTTTAGCTTTAGCATCAGCAGCGGCTTTAGCTGCCGCTACCTGTGCATCATTTTTTGCTTTTGCATCAGCTTGTGCTTTTTCATTTTCTGCGGCTAATTTATCTGCTTGTACTTTAGCAGCGGCATCATCTTGTGCTTGTTTAGCATCAATAGCTTTCTGCTGTTCTGGAGTATAAGGTCCTTGTTGCTCAACAGTTGCTTGATTAGGATTTTTCTCAACTGTTAAATTATCTGATGTAATCTGATTGATATTGTATTTGTTCGCCAGATCAGCAGTTGTTTGTTTTGCCGCTTCTAAAGATTTAGCTAAATCTTCAGCTTGTTGTTTAGCAAGTGCTTCAGCTT